TTGCTTCCCCCTTGTCGTGTCCTTCTATCTCCTGTTTTGTGTAATCTATTGCAATTTCATAGAGATATTTATCGTTGTTAATATGTAAAGCGGTAGCCCAGGTTTCACGATTAGACCAGCCGTTATACTCTTGCTCTTGCATACTCTCTCCCTTGTCTAGTTAGATTACCGATTTAGTAATCTACCGCCCTCTCCCCTAGTTTAGCAGGAGAGAGGACAGTAAGCCACTAACCTAGATTATGCCGTTTATATAATCTAAAACATCTTCATAAGTAGAGTTCCCTCTTCCATACTCTCTTACTAACTCTACCGCTCCCTCATCTTCTCTTATAGCTTCAAGTAATAAGGCGGGGAGGGTGTTTAACTCTCCTGCCACACTCTCCAACAGTTCAACAGTGCTCATTAGAAGCCCACCCCTACTACTTGAAGCCTTCCCGCCTCCACTAAGGAGCGGGAGCGGTCATCATTAGCAAAATAGGCGTTAATCTCTTCCACTTGCTTGCTCACTTGATTAGGTGAGCCGTAAGCGGTAAGGCTAACGCCCGCCCTCTCATAGCCCTTGATTAGCCGTTTAACTTGCGCCTCACTTAATTGCGCCTCCACCCACACTAGCCCGCTATCGTCAGCAAGTAGGGTGGTGGTTTTCATTATTTTAGCCATTTACTCCTCCTCCTTATGCTCTTTGCCCTTGTGATTTAGATAATCGGTAGCACTTCCATAAATCTCAAAGCACTCTTCGCAAACTATCGTAGCCATCTATCTATCCTTCCCACTCTTCTAGTTTAGGAGAGTGCCACCGCCCACCCCGTAGAGGGTGAACGATAGCCCGCCACTAAGCCTCTAAGCAGTTATCGCACTCCGCCATACAGCAAGCACAGGCACTCTCAAACCCGTGGTCGCAACACTTAGCCTCAAATTGTTGAACCTTGCCCGTAGTTAAATCATATTCAAGTTCAATCATTTAGTTTGCCTCCTCGTCCTTGTAATCGCCTTGCGTAATGCCTTCTAAAATCTCTTCACATAAGGCATCAGCAAAATTATCTAATCGGCCATTGTAATCGCTGACCGCATTATCTAATTCTTTATCGCTTAACTGTTGCCCTTCATTATTGTCGGCATAGATTAAAGCCAACTCTTCTTTAGTTATATAAAGCATTTTAGTTTGCTCCTTGTGTCTAGTATCGGGGCGAGTGCTCCGATAGGTAAAGAATAGCGGTGTCTACCCTAGTTATGGGGATTTATTGATAACAGTTTGATAACGATTTACTGAGAATTGGCTGAGTTAAACCTCAAGTAGAGGGTTAGGGTTTACGGGCTGGCAAGGGCAGAAGGTGGGCAGATTGGGGGAAGAAGTGGGGAAGGGTGGAGTGTGCGGGAGTGTGCCGTATATGGAGAAAGCCCCGACTTATTAGTTAAATCCCACCAACTCTTTACAATCTGCCACCAACTCACACCGATACACGCCTAAGCGGTGGCACAATCTCCTTAGATTATGCCCGCTCACGCTCAGCACACCGCAAAAACCGACCCCTCCTTGCTTAAATCGGGCGCGGGCATATATGTACTCCCCAAATAAATATTTTGACTAAAGTGAAGCTACCCCGTATATGTCCGTAATGTCCGATTTGGTATACTTTGTCTGTGAGGTGTATCACATTTATAAAGATTTTTTACCAGAAAACGGGAAATCGGTTATATTTCCCGCCTTATATATAGTAGGGGAGTAAAACGGGGAGTGCTAAGTTTTACGACCACCTCGCCTCGGTGAAACCTCGGCGAAGACCCCTAAGGGCAAGACGAGGTTTACCCCTCAGTCGCTGTGGCTCCTTCGGGAGTTACCGGAAAGAAACGCAAGCGGCAGGTGTAGTGTAATATTCTCTCCAGTATAATATTCTGCCTAGTATAAAAATCAAAGATTTCAATTACGGCGCTTATCCACAGCTTTATCCACAGAGGGAATTAGATGGCTGAGAACTCAGCAGACATAGCAAAAAGAATTATCTTAGGTTGTGTAGCTGAAGGAATGACAGTTGAGCAAGGCTGTGCCTCAGCCGGCAAATCTATCAAGACTTACGAGTACTACCGCAGGACCGACAAGGTCTTCGCAGATAAGATGGATAGAACTAGGTTAGGTCTTAGAGATAAATCCTTCGCCTCTAGTGATGTTCACGATCTTACCTTTGCAGATTTTAGACAACGCTTCCTTCATAACGCAACCTTCCCCCATCAACAAAATCTAGTTGATGTAATAGAGGGTAGGAACCCAGGCTGGCTTCATCCTAATATGAAGTATGAGAAGGGTCTAAATAACAACCGCATACTTTTAAACATACCTCCTAACCACGCCAAGTCAATTACCATTACAGTTGACTACGTAACCTGGCTACTATGTCAGAACCCAAACTTTAGAGTTTTAATAGTTTCACAGACCCAGCGATTAGCAGGGGATTTTCTCTACGCCATCAAGCAACGACTGACTCACCCGATGTACGAGGACCTACAAGCAGCATACGCTGCTGGCGTAGGGTTCAAATCTAAGAGCGCCTCCTGGCAAGCAACCCGTGTTACCTTCGGTGATGAGTTGCGTGAATCCAGTGAGAAGGATCCCAATATAGAAGCAGTTGGTATTGGCGGTCAAATCTACGGTAAACGAGCAGATATGATCATAGTAGATGATGCTGTTACTTTATCTAATGCTAATGACTTTGAACGACAGATCAAGTGGTTAACCCAAGATGTTAGATCTCGTCTTAACCCAACCGGTAAGTTAATTATTATTGGTACCCGTGTAGCCTCCGTAGATTTATACAAGGAGTTACGCAACCCTGATAGATATCCTGGTGGCCTAGTACCTTGGACCTATCTAGCAATGCCAGCATTATTAGATGCTAATGAGGATCCCGATAAGTGGGTTACCTTATGGCCCGCCTCTGATCAGCCCTTTGATGGGCAAGAGGAAACAGACAAGAATGAGGATGGTCTATATCCTCGCTGGTCTGGTAGAAATTTATTTAATGAACGTCAATCTATGGATGCCTCAACTTGGGCGCTCATCTATCAGCAACAAGATATATCAGATGATGCAGTCTTTGATCCAGTATGTGTTAGAGGATCTATTGATGGTATGCGAAAGAGTGGTGGTTTAAATCCAGGCTATCCAGGTCATCCTAAAGATACTCAAGGCTTTACTTATATTTGTGGTTTGGACCCTGCAATGGTTGGGGACACTGCTGCTATTTGTTATGCTGTTGATCGTTCTACCAATAAGCGTTACATTGTTGATGCTATCAAGATTACAAGGCCGACTCCAGCGCAGATCCGCCAGTTAATATTTGACTGGACTGAGCTATACAAGCCTAGCGAATGGATCGTAGAGCGTAACGCTTTCCAATCTTTTCTAACGCAGGATGAGGGTATCCGCCAACATCTTGCAACTCGTGGAGTTGTACTTAAGGAACACCACACAGGTAATAACAAGTGGGACTCAGGATTCGGTGTGGCTTCTATGTCTACACTGTTTGGAACAAAGCAGCACGATGGCAAACACCACAGAGATAATCTGATTCATTTGCCTAGTGATCAAACCGAGAATGTCAAAGCTCTTATAGAGCAGTTGATAACTTGGTCACCTGCCACTAAGGGTAAGACCGATATGGTAATGGCACTTTGGTTCTGCGAGATCAGGGCAAGAGAGATGATCAACTACGGTCAATATCAACATCATCATATGAAAAACCCTTTCCTATCTAATAGAGAAAAATCTAAACGGATGGTTATAAACATAGACGAACTACTACTACAAAAAGATAAAACATTCATCTAAGGAGATAAGCAAATGGCAAAACCAAAAGATAAGAAATCATTAATTCAAGATATCACAAATCGCTACCGAGTAACTGCTCGTGAGGCTCGTGATATTGTAACTGCTGTTGGTACATTAGCCGAAGCAAACACCTCTAGTAGAGTCACACAGGCTGTATCTAATCTTGGTAGACAAGTTAAAGAAGTTGGCACTGCTGCTGTTAAAGGTAAAAGTGGTACAACCTCCAATCGTATTAGTTCAGGTGAAAATCGTCCAAAAGGTAAATATGCTGAATATGGAACATATATAAAAGGATCAAAACGTAAGTAATCAACTTTAGTAAGGAATTATAATGGCACGAAGAAAAGTAACAAAAAAATCTTTACAGGAAGATTTAAAACTTTGGACTAAAGGCGCTAAGGTTGGTGCAGCAGTTGCTGTTAATCTTATTCCAACAGGTCGTGCTGCTAAAACAGTTTCTAAAATAGCCTCAAGAACTAAAGCAAAAAAGATAACTTCAGGCGAACCTACAATTAAAAAGAAAACCTTTACTCAAGGTGATAGAGCGAGAATTACTAATACACCGCCTAAAAAAACTGGCGCTGGAAAAAACTCTCCTGTTAAAGGCACTAAAGTAGAAGTAACTTACAAGACCAAAAAGATAAGTCCAGAAACATATGCAACACTTACTACAGGTCGTACTGCTCGTGAAAGTACTAAAAAAGTTGGAACTTATCTAAAAGGTGCTGCAACCGGTGCTGCTGGTTTATATACTGTTTCAGAACTTAAAAAGGCTAAAGATAAAAGAGAAGCAGAAAAAAAGAAAAAGGGTAAATAATTGTTAACACCTAAAGAGGTAGTTGCGAAAGCAGCTCGTATACAAACTAGATACTCTGCTAGAGATCAGCGTATGCGAGATGTTCTATCA